GGAGAAATTAGTATGAAAGGCTTATCAAAAATAATTGGTATCATCTTAGGTATTTTAGGTTTAAGTTCTAAAGCTACAGCAAAGAAAAAAGCTAAAGTAAAGAAGATTGATACGCAAGTTAAAAAAGTTGAAAAAGAAAAAGCTAGAGTTAAGATCGCTCAAAGAGAGCAAGAAGTAAAAGAGCCTGAAGCTGAACAACCTGCTCCTCAAGTGCCAGTTGTAGATCCAAAGGCAGAGGAATGGATGACAAAAAACACTTGGTTTAACAGTGACGCTGTAATGACTGGTGCTGCTGTTCAAAAACATGAGCAACTTGTTCAACAGGGTGTTGACCCAACCTCTAATGAATACTATGATGAAATAGATAAGACTATGAGAGAATATTTCCCTCATAAATTTGTCGAAGATAAAAAACCCGTTCAAACTGTTGCCTCGGCGGGGCGTAAACAGCAAGGACGCAGAACCGTGAAACTCACCCGTTCACAAGTAGCAATAGCTAAAAAATTAGGGGTGCCACTAGAAGAATACGCAAAACACGTGAAGGAGTAAATTATGAGTAAAAGTACTATTAAGAAAACCTCACGCGCGAGCCAAGAAAAGAAAGAGATTAGATCTAATAAACCTTGGACGCCACCATCCAGTCTGGATGCACCACCTGCGCCGCACGGCTATTGTCATAGGTGGATTAGGGTAGAAAGCGCTGGTTTTATGGATTCAGGTAATGTTTCCAAAAAACTTAGAGAAGGTTGGGAGTTTGTTCGAGCTGAAGAAGTGCAGAACGAAATTGGTGACCATGAATATCCA